CACGCCGCGCAAACGTTATTGATATTGCCAGATTAACCAAGCTTGACCCTTCATTGCTAACGCCACAGGAAAAACTTCAAAAGAACATGACGCCAAGACCTAGAAGCTACGAAAGCGTTAAAAGCCCATATCACGACGAAGCACGAAGGATTAAAATACCCCGTCCATGTCTCGGATGCGGAAATACATTTCAGAGCGCAGGCCCACACAACCGTATGTGCAGGACTTGCCACGATAAATCCCATAGCCCATACTGCATATGACCCTGAAATACCCTCTAATTTCGTCGTGGAAGCGAATTAAGGCCAAAACCAATGGTAGGCCAGCCTCCAAGGCGGAAAGGCTACACATGGAAAACGTGGCTATTCTGGGGTGTATTCTGTGTGGTGGTCCTGCTACTATCCACCATTGCGGCACTTACCTTTCAGGTGGTCGCAACCATAAACGAGTGATCTCACTTTGTTGGCAGCATCACCTTGGGCCTGAAGGAATTGACGGCAAGGTAATTTCAAAGCGTGAATGGGAAAAACGGTATGGTACTGAGGAGGAGTTATTGGCCAAAGTCGATATGCTCTTGAAAAGAGGGTTGTAATTATGTAACAATGGAAAGAACGTTTGTTTTCTTAACAATTGCTAACAACTATGGCAAATCCACATCCTCTCCCAGGCCCAGGAAGGCCAAAGGGATCAAAAAACAAAGCTAGTTTAGCTGCAAAGGAAGCATTTCATCTTGCTTTTGACGGTTTAGGCGGTGCGGAAGCATTAAAAGAATGGGCGATGCGAAATAGAACTGATTTTTATAAACTGTATTCTAAGCTTATTCCTGCTGAAACGACTGTTACGCTAAACAGCCATGAAGAAACTTTAGATGACCTTAAGTGATTTAGAGATACGCCAGAAACTCAAGGATGATCTTGAGCATTATGCTTCGAAATGTTTGAAGATACGATACAAGAATGGAGATATTGCGCCGTTTACATTTAACCGCGCACAGCGTTATTTGCATAATCAATTGGAAACCCAAAGACAAGAAATTGGAAAAGTAAGAGCCTTAATTTTAAAGGGACGACAGCAGGGGTGTAGTACATATGTTGGCGGTAGATATTACCATCGCGTGACACACACTAAGGGTTTCAGGGTTTATATTCTTACACATGAACAAGATGCTACAGATAATCTATTTGGAATGGCTAATAGATTTCATGAATGGTGTCCGGCACCCGTAAAGCCACATACTGGCACTTCAAACGCTAAAGAATTATTCTTCGATAATTTAGACAGTGGATACAAGGTTGGTACTGCCGGAACTAAAGCAGTAGGCCGATCACAGACAATTCAGCTATTTCATGGGTCTGAGGTAGGATTTTGGCCTAATGCCGATACACATGCGGCGGGTATTCTTCAGGCTGTTCCCGATGAGGCCGGAACAGAGGTAATTCTTGAAAGTACAGCAAACGGTGTTGGTAATTTCTTTCACCAGAGGTGGCGTGAAGCAGAAACTGGATCATCTGAGTATATTGCTATATTTATCCCCTGGTATTGGCAGGAAGAATATAGAAAATCAGTACCAAATGGATTTGTACCAACTCAGGAAGAACAGGAATACCAGGAAGTCTATGGGCTTGATATCGAGCAAGTCTGCTGGATGCGTAATAAAATTGCTGAGTTAAAAGACCCACTATTATTTAAACAGGAGTATCCGGCTAACGCTAGTGAAGCATTTCAGCTTACGGGTCATGATAGTTATATCCCTGCGGCTCTAGTTCTTAAAGCTCGTAAAGCAAAGATAGACGAAAGCGGTCCTTTAGTGCTTGGTGTAGATCCGTCGCGCTATGGCACGGATAGATTTAGCATCGCATGGCGCAGAGGACGTAAGGTTTTAAAGGTTGAAAGTCGTCGAAAATTATCAGTGGTACAAGGGGCAAATTGGGTAAGACAGATAATCGACAAGGATAAACCGTCACGGGTTTTCATAGATGTTGGGGGTATTGGTGGTGGAACGGTGGATATTCTTGAGGAATGGGGGAATCAATACGCAAGCGTAATAAAGGCTATTAACTTTGGTGAAGCTCCCCAAGATGATTATGATTATAACGTTGAGGACGGAAAAACTGATGCTGGTCCATTAAATCGCAGGGCTGAGATGTGGATGCGTAGCAAGGAATGGCTTGAAACTTCTGCGGGTGTCCAAATTCCTGATACTGATAGTATACAGGCCGATGCTTGTTCTCCATCATACAAATACAACATTAACAACCAGCTAGTTTTGCAATCCAAAGAGGATATGCGGTCAAAAGGGCTTGTAAGTCCAGACGAATGGGATAGTATTGCTTTGACATTTGCCGAGCCAGTAGCAGAGAAATCCCAATCTATGCCAGCACGACAGCAGCCGGTTACGAGCGGTCTGATATGACAAAAAAAACTGTTATTGATTTCAAAGAAGCCCTCACCGAAATTCAGACAGATAATGCCCATGATCCGTGGACGCTTGCGGATAAAGAAGGCAAGCAACTTGACACGCCAATGGATAACAAGACTATCAAGAATGCCATCATGAAACGCATTCCTGAAGTCAGACGCATTCAGCTCGTCAAGGTTGGGGAACTGGGGAGAATGCAGATAGTCGTGGTCTGCGAACTACTTCACGAAACAGCTATATTAATCGAGGATAATGCTAATATATTCATGAGGCATAAGGAGTTAATGAATATTGTGGATAATATGTTTATTGAGTTAAAGGCGCGAAAGCGATTAAGAAAGACCAATAAACTGCCGAGAGAGTTTCTGAGAACGGAGAAAGCAATTGATCTTGCCCGGTATGCAAAATAATCCGTTAATCAACGGAAAGAATAGAAATCTATTTGCAGAGGAAGTGCTGAATGTGCTTCGCAACAGGATGGTTACATTTAGGGGGTGTTTACCTGATTATGTGGCTATATTCATGGATGGGAAAGTCAAGGTATGGTTCTACGGTCACAGGGATGGAAAGGCCTGGAGGGGTGGAGTAGGATTTAATTGCGTAAGGCCAGAAGATAGGTTATATATGACCGACCCTGCAATTGTGGCTGATATGTGTGCCAAGCATATAGAGCTAATGAACGCAGGATAACAACGGGAGATTGAAGATGAAGATTTCAAAAATTCTGGCTTTAGTCAGTATTTTTTTTGCTCTTACGTTAGGAAATAAATCCTACGCACAGAGTTTCACCACGGCAACTAATCTTCAAAATTATACATCAGATGATGTTGGTAATCTAACGTTTACCGGGCGCGATGCTTATGACACACCTTCTGGCGGCCAGATCACGTTTAAGGGTTCGACTTCTGGATCAACAATTCTTAAGCCAACGGCGGCGGCTGGTTCTGGTACACTTACGCTTCCAACGACCACGGGAACGCTTGCAACTGTTGGGGGCAATATTGGTGCGGCTACGCTTGCGGGCGGTAATATTACAGGCCCAGCGCCTACGGCTTGCGGCGCAACGTGTACCATTTCAACGGCTAATGCTGGAACCGGACTTATCCTGCTTAACCAGGCAGCTGGATCAAGTGTAACGCTTCCCGCCGCAACGGGAACAGGAAACGTTTACAAAATGAGGATTTCCGTAGCAACGACTTCTGCGGCTGAAAAGATACTTTTAACCACGGTCACGGATACCATTATCGGTACGGCTGTTGGAGAAAACGCTGGAACCGCTAAGGTATTTGTGGGTAATGCGAGTACCTATCATTCAATCCAGATGCCATTTACCGGCTCTGTTCCAAGTGGTGGTTTTATTGGCGATACGATTGTTTGTACTGATATGGCGTCAACTATTTGGGCATGCGATATTCAGTATCAGGCTGGGACAACTCCCACGACACCCTATAGCGCAAGCACATCATAAATCCTGTGAGGGGATATGCCCGAAACAGGCGAGGAAACCCAAGGTAATGCCGGAAGCGGGCAGGACACCGAGGGATCATCAGAGTTTATCAAGTTTCAGAACTGGTGGAAAGACGCCGATCAACATTCCCATGATTGGCGCAAGCAAGCCCGTGAAGATTATGATTTTGTAGCTGGTGAGCAATGGTCGCAAGAAGATGCGGCATTCCTCAAGCTTATGAACCGTCCCATTATAACATTCAATCGTATTGATCCTGTCATTGATAGCGTAGCGGGCCTAGAGGTAAACAATCGTCAGGACGTAGCATTCTTTCCCCGCCATCCTGGTGATGCCAATACTGATGAATTGCTTACTGGTGCGGCTAAATGGGTCAGGGATGAATGCAATGCAGAGGACGAGGAAAGCGATGCGTTTAGAGATCAATTGATTTGCGGTATGGGTTGGACTGAAACCAGACTTGATTTTGATGAAGATCCCGAAGGAAAAATGCTCATAACGCGCACAGACCCCATGAAAATGTGGTGGGATGGGAGCGCCACTAAAAAGAACTTATCAGACGCAAGATATATCATTTATATAGATGATATCCCTATGTCGGTTGCCGAGGATATGTTTCCAGATGCCGAGCCATCAGATTTGCATGCTGGTTGGGCAATGGATACAGGGGATACGGCAGATTTAGCCCACGATGCCCAACAGGCCCCATTTTACAGGATAGATCAAAGCCCACTTATTAATAAAAATAGGGTTTTGGTCAGAATGGTTGAAATACAATGGTGGGAACATGAGCCTGTAAGAACGTTTGTCGATCCCCTCACAAATCAAAAAGCTACTTTAAAAGAAAATGAATACCAAAGGCTGGTTAAAAGGCTTGATGAAATTGGCATACCATTTCAGGATGGAGTTAAGCAAAAACGTAAGAAATATTTCAAGGCTTGGCTTGGCAAAAAGATATTAAAGAAAGCAGATGGCCCTGAAGAAGGTGGTTTTACACGCAAGTCCATGACCGGAAAACGGGATAGAAATAAGGGTACCTGGTATGGTCTTGTCCGTGGAATGCTTGATCCTCAGAGATGGGCTAATCGCTGGCTTTCTCAGGTCATGCATATCATTAATACGAATGCCAAAGGCGGCATTATGGCCGAGAAGGATGCCTTTGATAATCCTCAAGAGGCCGTTGATATGTGGGCGCAGCCGGACGCCGTAACCTTATTGGCAAATGGCGCTATTTCCAAAGGTAAGATTAAGGAAAAACCGCAAGCTCAATGGCCACAAGGCCTAGAAAGTCTTATGCAATTTGCTATTAGCTCTATTCGGGATGCTTCGGGCGTAAATCTTGAGCTTTTGGGACAAGCTGACCGGGATCAGCCGGGAGTGTTAGAACATCAACGCAAGCAGGCGGCATTAACGATATTAGCAAGCCTTTTTGATTCCCTCCGTAGATACCGAAAGGAGCAAGGGCGGCTATTATTGTATTATATAACGCATTATCTTTCAGACGGACGGTTGATCCGCATCGGCGGCCAGAGCGAGGCGCGTTACGTGCCATTGGTTAGAAACCCTGATACAACGAAATATGATGTTATTGTGGATGATACACCATCGAGCGTCAATCTCAAAGAGCAGGCATGGGGTGCGTTAACTCAAATGATGCCTATGCTGACAAGATTGCAAATTCCCATGCAAGTCTGGACCAGCTTACTGAAATATAGCCCACTTCCGGCCTCGCTTGTCGGAGAAATTACCCAAGCCTTACAACAGGCCCAACAGCAACAACAGCCAGACCCCAAGTTACAGGCTGCTCAACTGGAATTACAAGGCAAGCAATTGGATATGCAGATGCAGCAATCTGAGGCTCAAGACACACAATTAAGGGCTAAAGTAGACATGGCTAAAATACAGGCCCAATTGCAGATGGAAGGCATGAGAGGCAAGGAAATGGAGGCCAATGCATTTCAGGCAAAAAGTGCTGGCATTCTCAATCTTGCCAAGGCCTCAAAAGAGGGGCATGATATGATAATGGATCGACACCAGGCTAAGTTGGACAGACATCAAGCCAGTCTCGATACCATAGGCACTATTGTTGATGGCGCTTCAAAACTCAGGGAGAAAACAAATGGTTGATAATTCAGTCGCTCTCAGCGCGGAAGAACAGGAATTTTTCGACAGCAAAGGAGAAACCGCACCTGAGATTGAAAAACCTGTTGAAAAAGCCCCGGTTGCCAAGGAAACGAAAAAGACCGGGAAGACCACCCGCGAAGTTCCCCGTGAAACAGAACCCACTGAGGAAACTGTAGTTACAAAAACTCCTGCTGAAGAAAAAGCAGAAAACCTTGAAATGGCATTGCGTGAAGAACGCAGATTAAGGGCTGAAAGCGAACGCAGGACTGAGGAAAGATTAAGACTATTGCAGGAAGTTGTTACCTCTAAACCAAAGCCTGAAGTGCAGCCAGAGGTTATTCCTGATCCTGATAAAGATGCGATGGGAGCATTGAAATATCTGTTGCAGAAGACCCGTCAAGGAGAACAACAGCAACATACTACGGCCATGCAACAGGAAATGCAGCGTCAGTCTCAGGCAGTTATGGGTGAGGCTGCGAGAATGGAAAACGACTATCTCAGACAACAGCCTGATTACGATGCCAATACTGGAGTTTCACAGACTTATAACGAAGCAAGCGGTTTTCTGGTAAATATGCGTAAGGCAGAATTGGCTGCTACCGGCTCCTATAACCCCGTTCAAATCAATCAAATTCTGGCTAACGAGGCCATTCAATTAGCGGATAATGCTCTTAGAACAGGAAAAAACCCCGCTCAAGTGGTTATGGATATTGCCAAGGCCAGAGGATTTAAACCCATCCCCAAACAAGCGGCTGAGACTGAGCAAGAGAAGATAAACCGCATTGCCAAAGGGCAAGAAGCTGGATTTTCACTTAGTCAGGCTACTGGTTCCAAGGCATCTTCTGCCGGCAAGGGATTGGATGCAAAAACTATTGCCACGATGAGCGATGAAGATTTTTCAGCGTTTGTCGCAAAGGCTAAAAAGAGCGATCTGCGTCAGATTTTTGGGGATTGAAATTAGCTATATTAACCCCAAGGAAATAGCCGTCTTTCGTGAATTTAAATGAGGCTGCAACCTGTAGATCTCCTGCTGTTGCCTCAATATCAACCGCCGTTACCATTATTCCTGGCGGAACGTAATCACAGCCGAATTTGTCTATGACGGTATATGAGACTCCCATATCACGGAGAATATCCAGAAACTTGGATTGATCGGTCATGCTCCGGTGCGTCGGCGGGTTTTACCGGCATGATGGCCTGAGTGGTTCCATGATTTAGCAGCTTTAGCAAAAGCGGCCTCTTTCCTTTCTGCGGGGGATGAACCTTTAGAAGCCTTTTCAAGCTTGGATGCGGGTATTTTTTCCCCTTCTTTTAACAGTCCTTTGTGTGATGGTTTTATCTTAATCATGTGCGTATTTCTCCCGGTGCTACTTCTTTGCCGCCTTCACCAATAACAGGGCGGAATTTCTCGGTTGGCATGCTTAATTCTGTTGCAGTACGAACGATATGGGATAATGAACAATCCAATGAATTACGCAGGACACGCTTTCCTAGCTTCATATCTACATGATCTTCCGTGAAAACAAGCTGAATTGATCCAAATGGCTGCATGGCATCACGTACTTCAACTTCGGTCAATGGGCCGGTTAATTCCACAGCTGCGTCGATAAGACTATCAACTGATGCATCACGGTCTGCCTCAAAACTACGGCCTTCACGTTTCAGAGAAATCTTTTTGGTTCCTATTCTTACGATTAATCCCGTAGGACCGCTGGTAATATACGGCGCAAGAGCATCGAGGATTTCAGTGCGGCTTGCGGCTTTTTCATTCGGGATACCTTTGGGCATATTTTCTCCTTGACGTTGGGAATTATTTACTATAGAAAATATACATCGCCTACCTTCTTGCGTCAATGAAGGTTTCGATTTAGCCTAGCGTCAAAGGGCTGCGTCGTTCCCCGGACGATAAAACGGGGTGAGGAATGGGCAACCGCCTCTCTCGCTTCCACCCCTGCGTTAAAGGGTGTGTTCGCAAGGTCCAGCGTTAAGGACTAGCAACACAACTTTTTCACATGGGGATTTCATATGGCAGTTACATCCTACGGCACCAATGATCCATTGGCCGTTAAATTATGGTCCAAGCGTCTGGCGGTTGAAGTCCTGAAGCAGACATGGGCGCACAAATTTATGGGCGAAGAATCGTCCAATGTCATCCAAATCAAGGATGAAACCCGCAAATCAGCCGGTGACAAGATCACTTATGGCCTGCGTATGCAGCTTACGGGTCTTGGTGTTGTTGGTGATGGTGCGTTGGCTGGTAACGAGGA